TGTATGAGTTTTTATCATTAATCATTTAATGATTTAATATGCATTAATTAATCGTAATCTGATTTTTTAAAGCGTTTTCGGCTGGCGTGTGTACCCTATTGCTGTAGGGTATTGACTATATGAATGTTGCCTGGATAATGTATTTGAGTGGTGAATCCCCCTATGCGGAGGGGCGTACACAGCATTGTTTTTATTTGCTAAACCGTAAGCGCGAGTCATGGCGGCTGGCCAAAGGCTCATCGGGAGGCACCTGACACCACAACCAATACAAACAAAGAAACAGCAGTGGCAGGCTCGCTTCGGCGGGCCTTTTCTGTATAAAAAAAGCCTGCATGGTTTCATGCAGGCGAGGCAGTTATGTTTAGATCCTGTTCCGGTATATGGCTTTTTTGGCCGGAAGTTGAAAAATACCGTCTCGATTACATTTTGTAAACAATGGATTCAAATCACAAGGCCATGTATTTGCGTGGCCTTTTTTATTTCAGGCTCGCGGGAGTCATCATCGATACGGCTCGTTGTCAAATCATCCCGATGGGCCTGAACCTCTTCAAACTCACAGCTTCCCGATCTTTCATCGGAGGCGGTAACTATGGCTAAACGTATGCAAGACAAAGAGAGCATTGCCGGGATGTCCTGGCTGGTTCTGCTGATCATTGCTTGCTGGGGTGGACTTGTCCGCTACCTGATAGATGTGAAGCAGAGCAAGGCAACATGGAGCTTGATCAATGCTCTTGCCCAAATGGTGGTTTCAGGGTTTACCGGTGTTATTGCTGGCCTGGTGAGCATTGAAAGCGGACTGAGCATTTACATGATTCTGGCAACCGCGGGGATAAGCGGCGCGATGGGCTCCGTAGCGTTGACCTATTTCTGGGAGCGCCTGACGGGGTTTAAAAATGCAGGAAATTAATAATCAACGAAAAGCGTTTCTGGATATGCTCGCCTGGTCGGAGGGTACAGACAAAGTGGGACAACCAACAAAGAACCGAGGCTATGACGTCATTGTTGGTGGTTCACTCTTTACTGATTACAGCGACCACCCTCGCAAGTTGGTGAGCCTGCCAAAGCTGGGTATTAAATCCACCGCAGCGGGCCGCTATCAGCTGCTGGCCAAGTGGTGGGATGCATACCGTAAGCAGTTGGGACTGAAAGACTTCTCACCGGCGTCGCAGGACCAGGTGGCCCTGCAGCAAATTAAAGAGCGTGGAGCTTTGCCGCTCATTGACAACGGGCAGCTTCTTCAGGCCATCTACCGTTGCAGCAATATCTGGGCGTCTCTCCCCGGCGCGGGCTACGGCCAGTTTGAGCATAAGGCCAGTAACCTCATCGCAAAATTCAAAGCCGCTGGCGGCGTCGTAGCGGAAGTTAAACAATAAAGCTGAAGGTAACTTATGAACTATCTCATTAATCGGCTGAAAGAGCCGTCAACCTGGCGCGGCATCATCCTGGTCATTGCTGGCGTATTTGGTTATCAGATGCCTCCAGGCATTCAAGAAACGGTCATCGCTGGCGGCGTAGCGCTGGCTGGCGTTGTTGGCGCGGTGATGCCGGACAGCGTTAAGAAGTAAGCAGGCTAGCAACCGGCAGGGCTACAGAAACCCGCTTTCCTTCAGTTTCTTAACCAATAAGTAATTGGTGATTACTCCAAGAGAAACCCCAACAATCCACGGCACAGCTGAATCAAGCATTAGTGAGTTGTTCACGTTAATGCTGGCGGTGATGCAGGCATAGGTATTTGTAAAAGCAAACCATGTAAAAAGTATCTGTTTCATTTGGTTATCTCCACGCTTTCCCTCCCAACAATATCCACCTACGAGCCGGTAAAAGCAAATCAGATACAACCGAAAGGGCTACGAAATGAGTGAAGCAAAACCGCAGGACGGCAGCACTGTAAAAGGCTACCGCACATTAACCGCTGGCGAAATTGAGCGGATGAACCGCCTCAAAGGTGTCAGCCAGCATTTTTGCAGTCTGCTCGATACTGAGCGAGAGGTTACAACGGCTGAAGTTGTCGAGCGTGGTAGTCAGGCCGAAACCGAGAGAGCAGAGGCTTTGCGCTGCATGGCTATCGCGCGCACCAAAATGCAGGAAGCCTGTATGTGGGCATGTCGTGCAATAGCAAGGCCTGATAGCGATTGTTGATGCTGTGACATGTCACAACAAGCCCACCGATACGTTGGCTTTTTTTGTCATCCTATTTGATATCATCACCAATAATAACAATCAGGGTGAGATGACAATGAAACAGAAAATTACAGATGCATTTGTTAATTTTACGCATAGCTGGAACGACTTGCTTCACGCTTCCATTGAAAGGAAAATCTCAGACGTTTACGACCTGGCATATCCTAATAAGAATGATTTTGAACACCGCGAGTCCACTACAAAAGCCATGCGAGAGTTTTACTACCAGCGGATGATGAATACGGCCTCGTTGCTGCTCACTGGTGTGTCACTACTGGTGGCATTGTTTGCACTGATCGTTGCGATAGTGGCCATTAAATATTCTTAGGCCCATGGGTCGTACTCGCTGATCACGTTGGGCTGCTTACCGCGGGCAGTAGGAAAGTCTGAGCGTTTCGTCACCCGATATGCGAACGCCAAACGCGTACTGGTTATTAGCGGCGATGATGTGACAGGAACTCAAGGGCACGGGCGCAGAGCACTGCGAGAGTGTGGTTGTGTAATCAGGTCATGGATCTTGCGTATAGACGTTCTCTGCGACACTAGGGTGACTTAGGCCTTCTTACGGGAAGGCGGTAGTTAGTAAGCAGGGATAGTGCCGGTTGACTACCCCTTTTGTGCAGAATTGGGTAAAAGTTAATACCTTTTTTTAAAAGTATTTTTATATTTCCTCGTTTCTCGCAAGTATGAAACCAGTGAACCCACTGCAACTAAAAGAAGAACTACAGCTAACGCTATCATCAGTATGGTTGTCATGTGAGTTAACCCTCCTAAGGACCATGGATATTATGGCTCGCATGAGGGGTAGTGTGGGATTTAAGTGAGAGAATTCCTAACTGGAATTTTTTCTTAATTTGAAACCTGATATGAAACTTTATTGTTGGTTTTGTAATTATTCGATATGAAATGATTAATTTTTGTCTGCCAAGATATACAGTTTTCCGAAAGAGGTGTTTTTACTGGTTACATCGGATTGACTATGCACTTATCGCATAGCTAATGTAGATGCGTGGTGAATCCCCCTGTGCGGTGGGGCGACCAGCCAGGTTTTCTCTTTGAGCACACACGCAGGTCTGTTGGCTGGGGCAGACTTACCGGGAGGCACCCGGCACCACAACATACTGCATAACCCCATAAAGGCCTTCAATTACGGTAGGCCTTTTCTCTTCTGGTTGTATCTAATACTGTGGGCAGGTCAGCTGGCTTATGCAGGACAGATTATTTTTTCTTTTTGAATGCCGCTTCTGGTGTGCTTATATTCTACCTAAAAATGGGTAGGTGTGTTGTGATTAGAAAATGCTATGCAAGAATGTCTGAACCAGCTTCGAATGACAAGCTGACACTGGAAATGCTTGTATCTGACGGCGGGCGTAAGATTTTTATCTGGGATTTTGATAAAGGCGTGGCAACTTTTTCTGGAGGTATAACAGGTAAGCAGTTTAAATACGCTGTACAAGGTGAAAAGGATGCAGGGAATATCAATCTTGTCAGAGATAACACGATTGAGTGCACTATTTATGGGGTTAAGGAGTACACCTGTGGAAATGGTGATTCCGATAAATCCTCTTCTGTGTTTTGCTCATTGTGCGAGGGGCAGATACTCATTATCGAATGCCAAAAGACTTTTATAAGAAAACCGTTAAGGCTTGATGCGATCACGTTTGAATGATAGCTACCCATAGTATTCCCTTCTTATGCTCAAAGGGAATAACAAATTCTCGGTATCACATTTCTGGATATTGGCGATGCCTTCCGCTGGTTGGGCTAATCTAAGCGCTCTTCAACAAACGCTCAGTCAATAAAAAACCCCGTGGAGTAATTCCGACAAATTGACGGGGTGCTGCATGGTCAGCTAATGGCTGATTCTAGTCAGCTTAAGAGACGTTTTTCTACTGGTTGCGCGAAATAAATAATGGCCGGGGCCAGGGGGAAGTGGCTCATCCCTGAGCTCACGGGTAGAACAGTGGACTTTGTCATGGCAGAGCAAAGTTATACATTAGTTTAGAAAACATTCCGCATTTAACAAGCGTAGCGAGTGTATACTTGATAACTGAGCCCAAAGCTGAGCATTATCGAGACCATTCCACAGAGTGGCTTCGATAATGCTTATTCAAAACTATCCGGCATTGGATAATAGTTTACTTACGCATTGGTTTGGTATCTGCAATACGCTTAACATCAGCGTCCAATTCCGCCAATTTTTTAGGTGTCAGTTCTCCTTTCTCGATGAGCGGGAGTAAACGCGAGTACCTGTATAAGTAAACCTCAGGGGGGAGTAGTGATCCTCTCCCAGCGTCCTTAATATTTGCAGCATGGGATTCCCATTCAGCAATAGCCATTTTCATTGCTAATTCAGCAAGGCGCTTCCTTTCTTCTGCTTTTCTTTGCAGATGGGCATTCCAGAGTGTAAGTAAACCGGACACCACAGCGGATACAACAGCGCTTGTTGCTACAAGAGTTAGCCATTCCATCAAGTTTCTCCATTATCTTTTTGATAATATTAGCAACATCATAAAGGAGTTGTTATGGCAAAGCCCGACTGGGAGGCCATCGAGACGGCTTACCGGGCCGGAGTAATGCTTCCGGCCCCCGACTTACAGACTCCGCTCAACGGGATTATTGGCGTCTCCGATCCGGAATTGCCACCATCACAGGGCAAGTGAGCTACCTGCAGGACAACATCAAAACTCAGTGTAAGCAATGAGAGGACCACGAGAGGAAAAAAAGCCTCCGGGGTGTTATAATTACGTTTAGAAACTATCTGTCTTGTGGTGGCAACATGGATTCATTTTTTCTCTGGGTGATCCTGAAGATCACTACAATTTTCTTCGGTTTTTGCTGTGTTTTTATGGGTTATAAACTTTTAGTAAAAGGAATTTTCCCTGCGGACTCTGATATCGAGGTTGGGTGGGATAAAGATCGTCGACTGGTTCTTAGAAGAGCATCTCCAGGCGTGATTTTTGCCGTGATTGGATTTGCTATTATCGGCCTTACATCATGGTTTGGCATTTACAAAGGAGCCAATCTCATCGCCCGTTCAGTTGTCGCAAGTGATCCAAATCCAGCAACTCACGATAGCGCTACAAATTTGCAGGCCGAAGCCAAGAAGGAAAAGGCAGCTATAAGGCCTACAATAAAATCGAATGATTAACTCAAGCCGCCTCCGGGCGGTTTTTTGTTGTCATCGCAAAGCTGGCTAAGGGTGGCTTTTTTAATGACCTTACAGGAGCCATTTCGCAGAGTGGTTTCTATAATATTCCCCACATCGCACAGAGGTAAGACATGTCAGAGATCACCACATCCGAACAAATCCGCCTGGATATCATCAAGAAGGTGAATTACGACACAGCAGCGGCGAAGTTAGCCATTGACTGGGTAGGCGACAGCTATCTGAAGTCTGAGCTATTCGCAGACTCCTTTGATCGTGTCTTCACTGAAAGTGAGATTGTCTCGAAGACCCGCAAGGCAATCCAGGAAGCGACCGAAGCGCTGGCGCTGTTTGATACCACCGCTGAGTAATCATCACAAAGGCCACCATTGGTGGCTTTTTTAATGGTTATCGAATAGGGGGAGCCTATGCCGGTATGCACGATTTCAATAGAGGTAAAAAGCCGCTGGTGGCTGCCGTTCTACCTCAAGACTCTGGCTTTATTCTGCCTGATGTTCCAGCTCGAACCTGATTACGAAAAGACAGCCGCACTCATCACTAAGCATGGCATCAGCCATAAAGTGAAGGCGGGACCAGTGCGAAAGATTACGGAGTAATTCATGGCAAAACCGGACTGGGGCGAGCTTCAGCAACGGTTCCTGTCCGATCATGCCGCAACCGGCGTATCACCGAAGGATTGGTGTGAAGCGCAGGGACTGAATTACGCTACTGCCCGCCGATACATCAAGAAACCCACAGCGCAAACTGCGCAAAAACCTGCGCAGAGGAAATTGCGCACTGCGCAAAAGGAAAAGTGCGCAGAAGAGCTGGTGGATGATGATGGCCTCACCGATCAGCAGCGTTTATTTGTCGCAGAATACCTGAAGGACAACAACGCCACGCAGGCCGCTATCCGTGCCGGCTACAGCAAGAAGACTGCTGAACAAATTGGCTATCAGCTGCTTCAGAAAACTTCAGTTGCGCAGGCCATTGCGCAGCAGCAGAAAGCATCCATTGTGCGCACGCTCGGAAGCGCCGATGAAGTGCTTGAGCAGATGTGGCGCCTGGCCACCTTCGACGCCAACCAGCTATCACAGTATCGCCGCGGGAGTTGCCGCTATTGCTGGGGCTTCGGTCATCAATATCAATGGCGCGATGCGGTTGAGTACGAAGAGAAGCGACTCGAAGCGCTTGAGCGAAAACGTCGAGAGCCTTTGGATGATGGCGGCTACGGTTACGACCACACCAGCACACCTAACCCGGAATGCCCTCGCTGTAATGGTGATGGCATCGGCCAGCCATACTTCGCTGATACGCGTAAGCTGGCGCCTGATGCTGCGCTTGCCTATTCCGGTGTGAAGCTTGGGAAGAATGGCGTGGAGATTACCGCTATTAGCCGTGAGCGAATGTACGAGGCGGTGATGAAACGTCTCGGCCTGGCTGATAGCGAGTTCGCCCAGCGTCTGCAGCTGATTGAAATTGAGCGCCGGCAGCTGGAGGTTGAAAAATTACGCAAAGAGCTGGCTGCTGATCCGGAGGATGACGAACCAACGCCAGTTGCAATCAATATCAACGTAGTCGATGCGCGAGTGAGGGAAGAGGATGGCGATAGCACCGACGCTTAACATCCCTCAGGCCAAATTTCTTGCGATGCAGTACAAGTTTAAGGCCTACGTCGCCGGCTTCGGTTCCGGTAAGACGTGGGTCGGTTGTGGTGGCATCTGCAAAGGGATGTGGGAACACCCCAAAATCAACCAGGGTTACTTTGCGCCAACGTATCCGCAGATCCGTGACATCTTTTATCCCACTGTTGAGGAGGTGGCCCACGACTGGGGGCTGAATGTCAAAATCAACGAGGGAAACAAAGAGGTTCACTTCTACGCCGGGCGCCAGTACCGAGGAACGACGATTTGCCGCTCGATGGAGAAACCGCAAACCATTGTTGGTTTTAAAATCGGTAATGCGCTGATTGATGAGCTGGACGTAATGCCCGCCAAAAAGGCGCAGTTAGCCTGGCGAAAAATCATTGCTCGTATGCGTTACAACGTGGCCGGTCTTCGTAACGGGATCGACGTCACCACGACGCCGGAAGGGTTTAAATTCGTTTATCAGCAGTTCGCAAAGGCTGTACGCGATAAGCCTTCGCTCTCAACGCTGTACGGCCTGGTGCAGGCCTCGACGTTCGACAATGAAAAGAATCTGCCGCCGGACTATATCCCGTCGCTGATGGAGTCATACCCGCCGGAGCTGATCAAGGCTTATCTCCGTGGCCAGTTCACCAACCTGACCAGCGGGACGATTTACCATCAGTTTGACCGTAAGCTGAATAACTGCCGGGAAGAAGAGCAACCCGGTGAGCCGCTGTATATCGGTATGGATTTCAACGTCGGGAAGATGGCCGGGGTTGTTCATGTGTTACGTCTGGGGCTTCCGTTTGCAGTTACTGAAATCATCAAGGCTTACGACACGCCGGACATGATTCGCATCATCAAAGAGCGGTTCTGGCTATATGACGGCCATGACTACCGAAAGGTGCGTGAAATCTATATCTACCCGGACGCTTCCGGCGATTCCCGCAAATCCAGCAATGCCAGCGCCACGGATATCGCTCAGCTTAAGCAGGCCGGCTTCAATGTGGTTGTGAATGCATCAAACCCGCCAGTGAAAGACCGCATCAACGCGATGAATGCCATGTTCTGCAATGGTAACGGTGAACGTCGCTACAAAGTGAATGTAAAGCGGTGCCCGGTGTACACCGAATCGCTTGAGCAACAGGTTTGGGGCGAAAACGGTGAGCCGGATAAAACGGCGGATAACGATCACCCCAACGATGCCGGTGGGTATTTCATTGTGAAGCAATTCCCGATTATCAAACCGACTGGAAAAGTCACCCAACTGCGGATGTAAAACCATGCCTGATATTTCAACGCCCAACCTCGACTATAACGACATGGTTGAGGCATGGGATATTAATGATGCGCTGATGGGCGGCACGCTGGAAATGCGCCGGCAGGGCAAGAAGTATCTCCCGAAATGGCCGAACGAAGATCCTGAAAGTTATAAGGAGCGTTTGGCTTCGGCAACGTTACTACCTGCCTATGAAGAGGCCATTAAACAAAACATCGGGCGAGTGTTTGCTGAGCCGACGGTATTGAGTGAGGATTCTCCTGAACAAATACGGGAGCTGTCGCCAGATATTGATATGGAAGGAAACCGGCTCGATGTCTGGGCGCAGCAATTTTTCAGCATCGGATTCCAGTATGGTCTGGTACATGCGCTGGTGGATTTCCCGAAAATTGACCGGGAGGCAGTAAAAACTAAAGCCGACGAAAAAGCCGCGGGATCCCGCCCGTATGCCACGATGTTAAATCCTCGCCAGGTCATCGGCTGGAAATCGAAAGTGGTTAAAGGGAAAGTGATGCTGACCGATCTGCGTATCAGAGAGGTCATCATTATTGATGGCGACGATTACGGGCAAACGAAAGTTGAGCAAATACGCCATATCATGCCGGGCAAGGTTGAAATTTATCGCCGAAATAAAGGTGATAACGGCGAAAGCCAGTGGCAGATTCACGACGAGTGGGAAACCAGTCGCGATGACATTCCCCTGGTGACGCTTTACACGAAACGCACTGGCTTTATGCGCGGTTCACCGCCACTGCTTAATCTCGCCTTACTGAATATCAAGCACTGGCAGAGTCAGAGTGAACAGGACAACATCCTGCATGTCGCTCGCGTGCCGTTGCTGGTGGCTTACGGTCTGGCTGATGGCGAAACGTTGACGATAGGTTCTTCCTCTGCGACTCGTTTCGATGACCGCCAGCGGCAGGGACTGGAATATGTCGAACATACCGGATCGGCCATTGAATCCGGTGAGACATCGCTGGAAAAGCTGGAAGATCAGATGCGACAGGCCGGGGCAAAACTCTTACGTGCCGAGAACACCTCGACCAAATCTGTTGACCAGACCAATGAAGAGCGCATGCAGGAGAATTCCCCGCTGTACACGATGGCGAGTTCGCTGGAGGACGCGCTCGATAACATTCTGCAAATCATGGCGGAATGGCTGGGCGAGAAAGAAGGCGGCAATGTCGATGTACGCACCGAACTGGATGTTTCAGCCCAGACGTTTGATGCCGCAGCTGCAACAGCTGTTCAGTCGCTCCGTCAGGGTGGTGATATACGTCAGGTCGATGCTGTTCGCGTTTTGCAGGCCCTCAAATTTATCGATCCGGACGCGAAGCCCGAAGAGGTAATCGACGAGTTGCGGAATCAGCAGGTCACGCTGGCCGGCGGACTGAGTAACCCGGGTGGTGCAAATGGCAACGGCGAATGACAAGCTCCAGGATGAATCGATAGCGCATGCGATATGGATAGCGCGGTACAGCACCAGCGTTGCAAACAGGATGATAAAAATCCTGAATGACAGCGATGCGGAACTGACAGCCAGATTGCTGGTAGCGATGGATAGCCTGGATGCTGACAGCTTTACCGTGTCGCGACTGGAAGCGCTGCTCGTTAGTGTCAGAGCTCTCAATCGCGAGGGTGTGCAGTCAATGTACACGGGACTATCTGATGAGCTGCTGCAACTCGCTCAGCACGAAGCAGGCTTTCAGCTGAGCCTGTTCCAGTTTGCGATCCCCGATGATGTGCTATCGCTTCACCCGCTGGTGGGCATTTCACCGGATGCCGTTTACGCAACTGCGATGGCACAGCCGTTTCAGGGGCGCCTGCTTTCGGAGTGGGCAGATAACCTTGAAGCTGACAGGATGGCAAGAATTTCCAATATAGTGCGGCAGGGTTTTCTCCTGGGCGATACGCATGAGCAAATCGCCAGAAAGGTCCGGGGTCATGCTAACCGTGGCTATCAGGATGGCGCGCTGCAGATGAGCCGCACCAATGCTGGCAGTATTGCAAAAACGGCTGTGGGGCATCTTGCTTCTACGGCCAGGAAAAGCTTTGCAGATGCGAACGATGACATTTTGAAGGGTAAGCAGTGGTTATCCACTTTGGATAACCGTACATCAAAAGACTGTCGGATTCGCGACCGCCTCAAGTACACACTGGATAACAAGCCGATCGGCCATAAGGTGCCGTATCTGCAGGGACCCGGGAAAATCCATTTCTGCTGTCGCAGCGTCGAAACCTACATCCTGAAATCGTCTGATGAGCTGGGTATTGCTGTTGGGCAAATATCAGATAGCTCACGTGCCAGCATGGACGGGCAGGTGCCTTCGGATACCGATTATCAGGGCTGGTTCTCGCGCCAGTCGTTCACGCGACAGTCCCAGATCGTTGGCGTAACCCGGGCCCGGCTGATTCGTGATGGCGGCATGTCGCCCGATGACTTCTACAACGACAAGGGCGAATGGCTGACTCTGGAGCAACTTCGTAACCTGGATGCTCAGGCGTTCAGCAACGCCAGACTTTAAAGCTTTTTAAGTCTTCAATCAGGCTGCCTCCGGGCGGCCTTTTTTATTGCCGTGATCCGGATGGTGAGCGGTGCAACGGTCGGATGACCCCGAAAAGGTAACCACATGAAACTGAAAACAATCGAAGTTAACGGCAAAAGCTATGCAGAAGTCGATTCCAGCGGTTTACCCGTCTACGTCCACGATGACGGCCAGGAAGTTGGTTTTGATGCTGTGCAGGCCGTTGGGAAAATCTCCTCTCTGAATGGCGAGGCGAAATCTCATCGTGAAGCCAAAGAAGCCGCTGAAGCCGGTCTGGCTAAGTTTGCCAAAATCGGTGATCCGGCGAAGGCGCTCGAAGCGCTGGAGATGATGACTAAAATCGACCAGAAAAAACTGATCGACGCAGGCGCCGTTGATCAGGTTAAAGCGGATATCACCAAATCATTCCAGGCCCAGCTTGATGAAGCTACTCAGCGTGCGACGACCCTTGAAGGCCAGCTTTATCAGGAAATGATCGGCGGCCGGTTCTCTGGCTCGAAATTCATCGCAGATAAAGTAGCAATCCCGGCAGATATGCTTCAGGCGCGGTTCGGTCAGTCCTTCAAAGTTGAGGACGGGAAAGTCGTTGCCTATGACGGCTCCGGCAACAAAATTTATTCCCGCTCTAAACCGGGCGAACTGGCGGCCTTTGATGAGGCGCTGGAGTTCCTGGTGGAGCAGTACCCACAGAAAGACCACATTCTGAAGGCCAGCGGCAACCAGGGAGGCGGCTCACGGCAGTCTCAGCATTCACTCGGGCAGAAAACGATGAAACGCGATGCGTTTACCAGTTTGAGCCCGACAGACCAGCAATCAACTCTCAAAGACGGTATCACCATCGTCGATTAATTCTTTGCCAGCCGCCGGATGGCTGCTGGTGCCGGAGCTGGATAGCTCAACCAACCCTATATTTTAATCTCCAAGGAATCCATACACATGGCTAATACGCTTACCGGGTTGATCCCGACTATCTTCACGGCTCTGGATACCGTATCTCGCGAACAGGTCGGTTTTATCCCGGCTGTATCGCGTAATGCTAAAGCTGATGCGGCGGCGAAGGACCAGACTGTTACTGCGCCGGTTGCCCCACCGGCAACCACTGTTGATATTACCCCGGGGGCTACTGCGCCAAATGACGGCGACCAGACGATCGGCACCGTTGATGTCAAAATCACCAAATCTAAAATGGCCCCGGTCAAATGGAACGGTGAGGAACAACTGGCACTGGGGCCCGCAGGGACATACAACACCATCCTTGCTGATCAGTTTAAGCAGGCTTTTCGCGCGCTGGCTAATGAGATGGATGCAGATCTTGCAGCTCTGTATTTCGCATCCTCCCGTGCTGTTGGTACGGCCGGCACCGCTCCTTTCGGTATTGCAGGTGATTTGTCGGATGCGGCAAATGCGCGCCAGGTTCTCTCTGACAACGGTTCGCCGACAACAGATCTGCAGATGGTTCTCGGTTCTTCGGCTATCGCAAACCTCCGCGGTAAACAGTCTGTTCTGTTCAAAGTAAACGAATCCGGTACTGATGCGCTTCTGCGCGAAGGTATCGTGGGGCGACTGGAAGGTTTCAATATCCACGAATCCGCGCATGTTAAGAAACGCGCTGCATCTCCGGCTGCGGGATACCTAGTGAATGGAGCAAAAGCTGAAGGCGATATTCTGATTGCGATTGATACCGGCACAGGTGCTTTTGCAGCAGGTGACATCGTGACGTTTGACGGGGACAGCAATAAATACCTTGTTGCTGCTGCGACGGCCACAGCAATCACCCTGGCTGCTCCTGGCTTACGTCAGGCACTGGCCGACAACACCGCTATTACCGCTGGTGGCGCCTACACCGCAAACATGGCGTTTGATCGCAATGCATTCCTGCTTGCATCCCGAACTCCGGCAATGCCGCAGGGCGGCGATACCGCGGATGATGTGATGAACGTTACTGACCCGGTATCTGGTATCACTTATCAGGTTGCTCTGTACCGCCAGTATCGCCAGGTGCGTTACGAAGTCGGTTTGTCCTGGGGCGTAGCGGCAGTTAAGTCGGCGCACTCAGCGTTGTTGCTGGGCTGATAAACAGGGGGCTTCGGCCCCTTTTTTTAGTGGAGGGCTTATGGCCGGATTGACCAAAGAGCAGCGTGCTGAACGTGCTGCAGCAAAACTTGCGGCCACGCAGGTTGATGCAAATGCTCCTGAACAGCAGGAACAGCAGGAACAGCAGGAACAGCAGGAACAGCAGGAACAGCAGGAACAGCAGGAACAGCAGGAACAGCAGGAACAGCAGGAACAGCAGGAACAGCAGGAACAGCAGCTGGTGGCGATGATTACCGATTTCCCGGCATTCCCCGGCGCCCCCAATACCGCCAACGTTCACCCTGATGAAGTGGAGAACTGGAAGGCGCACGGCTGGAAAGAAATGGAGTGATACATGATCACTTTCATCACCGTTGAAGTTGTCAATTCGATTCTCGGTGCCACCTGGACAGATGAAAGCAAAAAAGCCAAATCTGTGCTGATGGCTAATACCTGGATGAATGGACTTAACCTGAAAATGCCGTGCGATAAGGCCACTCACGAAATCATCATTCCTGACGATGTAAAACAGGCTGGCGCCTATGCAGCGCTGTCGGCGGCAAATGGCGGGCTGTATCAGCAGAAAACTGATTCGGGGGTATTGCTGAGTAAGACGGTTGACGCTGACGACGTTTCTGTTTCAAAGACCTTCGCAGAACTCGCTACCAACAGCTCTGCATTGCTTGATTCTGACCTGCAGCTGGCGCTGGCCATGCTTAAGCCCTATGGCGTTAGTCAGTCACAGGTGCGGCTGGTGAGGGGGTGATATGCAAAATCCAGATGTACATTATGCCGGTGACGGGCTCGGTCCTCGCGATGTGTTTGTGAATGGAAACCCGATCAGACATGTCGTTTACGCAAACCCGGCAAAGGGCGTTGTTGAGTTTGCTCCGCTTCCGCTGAGGGTTAAACGCAACGGCGAAATCTATACCAGAAAACTGCGTGGTAACGTCCTGGTACTTTTTACTGGCGGATATGTTTCTAACAATATCCCGCTTCAGCGTTTTGGTGAAAAAGGCATAGAGGAGGTAGACCGTGGGTATCCGCGACGAACTCCAAACTGAAGTCGCCGCAGCATTCGATACCGACCTGCAGGATGCCGTTAAGGATTTCACTGGAACATATACCGTTCGAGGTGCCTGGGATCCGGTGACGGAAACCGGCACTGAAACGCAGGTGGCTTACTCGGGACGCGGAGTGCTGGCGCGCTATAAACTGCGCCGTATCGATGGCGTTAACATTCTGCATGGTGATGTGAAGCTAACCGCCCTGGTTAACGAGGTGACTGATAAGCCGGCCGTCGGGCATATCATCACCGCACCAGATCCGATTACGGGAGCGCTTCAGCGTTACGACATCATAGCCGCTTCTGCCGACTCTGCTGGCGCTGCGTACTCAATTCAACTGCGGAGGGCGTGATATGGCTAAGGGCTGGAACATTGATCCGGCGGCATTCGCCGGGCTGGTGGCTGAAGATGTAAAACTACGCCAGCGGACAATCGCCATTCAACTGCTGAATGAAATCGTTCAACGGTCGCCGGTAGGAAACCCGGAGCTGTGGGCCATCAACGCGACCGCGGTTCAATACAACAAAGCGGTAGGTGAATGGAACGAATCTCTTTATGCCGACCCTGCTAACCTGACCAAAACCGGAAGGCTCAGGAAGAAAGTCCGTGTTAATGACAGCATGGATATCAGGCGGCCGGCTGAGTATCGCGCAGGAACCTTCAGGGCATCGCATTTTGTCAGCATCGGCGAACCCGATCACTCCGTCCCGACCGAGCCGGATCCGCGTGGGACAATGACGTTTCTAAATGGCAAAAATATCATTGACCAGGCGCCAGCCTACTCGGTGATTTACATCCAGTCGAACCTGCCTTACTCCGTGCCTCTGGAGAATGGTCACTCAACGCAGGCGCCAACAGGCGTCTATGCCGTCTCGTTTAATGGTGTGATTCAGGCCTACAAATGACCCTTACAGAAATCAGAAACGCTGTCATTTCCCGAATGGCGGCACAGACCGCTATTGCCTCTGATGCGGTGGATTACCCCAATGGTCCGGTATTTGACCCCAGCAACCGCGATATCTGGGCCCGCCTCACCAACATTGCAGGACAGGCTGGCGCAACCGAGATCGGGGATGGGCCAGTCGTCCACAGGACGGGCTTACTCATCATTCAGCTGTTTGTTCCGGTTGGCTCCGGGACGTTGCTTATCTCCCGGACGGCTGATCAGCTAACGGAGCTATTCGAGTTCAAGGACGACGGAAAACTTAGTTATTTCGCTGTTTCTGCTGTGCCGGCGGGTGAGACCGATGGCTGGTTACAGCTCAATCTTCAAATTCCTTATCGCGCTCTGTAGCGCACAAAAAACAGGAGGCTCCTGTGAGCTCAGGTGCAAAAGTAGTAGCCGCGTTTATTCGCGAGACAACGCCAGGAATCACGCCAACAGCAGGGGCGTGGAACCTGCTGCGCCGTTCTTCATTTGGTCTGAAACCAACTCAGAACACCAACGACAATGACGAAATCGCTGGTGACCGTATGGCGCAGGGTGTTTCACGCGGCACAGTGGATGTCGGCGGCGATGTCGGCACACGGTTTCGCTGGAATCAGCATGACGATTTTCTTGCCAGCTGTTTCGGTACCGAATGGGTAAATAACGTGCTGACGATGGGTAATGGTCGTATTACGTTCTCCGTGGCGACCTTTGCCAGTGATGTGGGGATCGCCCAGATTGCACGCGGTTGCCAGGTTGGTACCTTCCAGATGGAAATCCCGGCCGATGGTGATATCACTGCAACCATTACGTTTGCAGGGCTGGACTGGGAGACGAAGGGGGACGATACCAGCTTTTTCACCACGCCAGTGGATTTAGCGGGGGCGCTGCGTTACTCCTTCAAAGAGGTCACAAACATCCGGCTAAATGGTGTTGATGGCGGGACAGGCTTCTGCGTCGACACCTTTAACATTCAGTTCAACAACAATATGCAGACTCAGCGCTGCATCGGTACCGGTTCGGCGTTCGCCGGCGCAAACATTCCGACAACCTTTACCCCGTCAGGTCAAATCACGCTGTCATGGTCAAAGGCTGCCTGGGAGGTTTACAAAAAAACGTTCACCGGCGAAACGGTGCCGTTTAGCTTCACGCTGGAGAATGATGAAGGGGCCTATACCTTCGATTTCCCGGAAGTGCAGATCTCCGGCGACTGGCCGGATGCGGGGAGCACTGACATTGTTCAGGTTCAACTGGATATCACCGCGGCCAATACTCCGCCAACTATTACCCGCGTTCCTGCCACTAATGGCGGTGGTGATTAAAATTGGCCCTCTTTGGAGGGTTTTTTTATGGAGTTTTTTATGCTGATTGTTACCCCGAAAATTGATTTAAATGGCGAGCGCTGGTTTTATCCCTACAAAAAGCCAGAAGGCAGCAAGAAGGAATTCTCGCCGGAAGAAGAATCGCTGTTCAAACTTCGCCTGCTGGTGGCCAGCAGCGAGAATCCGCAATATCGCTCTCGTAACGCGCTGGTGCGTCGCCACATCGATAAGATGGACGCAGGTTATAAGGTGGGGACAACGGATTTTAATCTCGCCAGCGTGGACGATATCGACTCTGTTGATGACCTGCTGATCGATAACGCCGCTCGGTTCCTGCTGAAAGGCTGGGAGGGAGTAGGTCAGTTAGTCGACGGCATAGAGGTTGCTCTCGACTACACCCCAGAACTTGGGGCCGCCATGCTGAAACAGCACCCGGCGCTATACTGGCTGATACTGGCTGAGGCGGCAAACATTGCTCAGGGTAAGGAGCAGCAGACTCAGGAAACCGTAAAAAAGCTATAGAGGCCCAAAAGTGGCTAAAGGAATTCGCCGGCGAACAGGGCGAGAAAGCAAAGTGGCGCAGGGAGAAGCTAAATCTCCCGCCCATTCCAGAGCCTGAAATCGATGCAGTCACTGGAGAGATCCTCAACGCTTACGCCATGATATCGCGCGGCAGAAAGTATGCCGGCATGGCCGGAGTGCCGCTCCCTCTATCCCTGAACGATATTGAGCTTTACCTGGCATCGCGCACCATCCTGATCGACCGCATTGAGTTTGATGCAGCAATACTGGCCCTTGATGATGCATGGAGGGCTGAGTGGGCGAAGGAACAGAAAAGAAACAGCAAGAAGAAATAAGCCCTGGCACAGTCCGGGGCTTTTTTATAACCGCAACAAATCGCATGTCCTGATGTGAGGGCTGCGAAAGTCGCCAGATAGAAAACTTGATGCGAATCTGATTTTCATAATTACACGGTGAGTTAACGACTGTAACAGTGATATAGTGATTTTTATTCGGCAAAGGGTGCTTGCAAAATATGTCATTAAAATTACTAATATTAACCTCTATTCTTGGCTTAACTGCTTGTGGTTCAAACAAGGCCATAGAAACTTTCAAGGGTACTCCGGGTACTGCAGGGATGGCATATTGCGTACGTGCATTATGGCAGTATGATGCTATTGAGAATAACCATCCGACTGGCACTATACGTATTGTGGAAAACCGTGGAGGTACTGGTAGTTTTTACGTGTTTGATGATAAAGGTGAAGAGTTGGTATCTGCTACAGGAACTTATGGTTTTTGGCCTGGTGAAAAACCTAAAGATATCGACATTACTTTTTATATTCCTAAAGATAAATCGTTAACGGCATTGGGTAAACGCAGACTGGGGTTGAGTAAAAAGTGTGCTGCACTACCTACTAAAGAGCGTGATGACACATTCCTTCCTACTGTGTTATGTACAGATCAGACTGCTTGCAGTTTCAGGAAAAATCTTCCTGAAAATAGTCAAACAACACAATAAATCACTAGTGGGTTTGTATCTATTTAGTCTGTAATAGATTCCGGTTTTGGAAAAGAAAAAGTTATTTATCACTTAAAACCCGCTTTATCGGCGGGTTTTTTATTGCCCGGAGAAAGGTAAATGGCAGAACAAGAATCACGGCTAGCGATACGCCTGGACAGCTCCGGGGCAGAGAAGCAGGCTGACAGCCTTGCTGTTGCGCTTGATAAGATGACTCAGTCTGGTGATAAGGCTGTAACCAGCATATTCAAAGTGACAAAAGCGACTGACGATGAAAAAGATGCTCTCAATAAATTACGAGCAGCCATTGATCCGGTTGGTGCTGCAATTGATACAGTCGGTCGCCGCTATAGTGAGCTAAAAAAATACTTCGATAAGGGTCTAATTGACGAGGAAGAGTTTCGTTCGCTGTCTAAGATGCTGAATGACACCACTGAGGAACTAAGTGGTGTTGCACAAGCTCAACGAGAAGCAGAGAAGGCCAGCAAACTGGCTGCTGTGCAGCAGGAGGCGCAGGCTGATGCATTCCAGAGAATGCTCGATAAAATCGACCCTCTGGCAGCTGCTCTTCGCAATCTTGAACAACAACAAAGTGAACTGAATACTGCCTTTAAATCGGGCGCAATTAATACTTCCCAATATGATGCATACAGCAAAAAACTTCAGGAGACTCGTCGGGAAGTCACTGGCGAAGCACAAGCCGAGCGCGAGGCTGTAAAAGCACATGATGAGCAGGTAAATGCACTGCGTCGTCTTGAGGCCCAAATAGATCCCGTAGGTGAAGCATTCCGTCGCCTTAACGAGCAGCAGCGCCAGCTGGATACAGCTAAAACATCCGGGATGCTGTCGCCCCTGGCTTACGATCGCCTCAACAGTAAACTTGCAGAATCCCGCGATGCTCTGGAGAAAACCCAGGCGCAATTGGGTAAAACAAGCCAATCTGCAGCTCAGACTGCCAACGCTATGCGCATGATCCCTGCTCAGATGACCGATATCGTTGTCGGTCTTTCTACCGGGCAGTCACCGTTTATGGTTCTTATGCAGCAGGGCGGTCAGCTCAAAGATATGTTTGGCGGCATTGGGCCAGCGATTAAGGGCGTTGGCACATATGTCATGGGTCTTGTTAATCCCTATAGCGTAGCAGCTGCTTCAGTTGGGTTGCTAACTTATGCTGTCTATCAGAACCGACAGGAAATTGATGCTGCGACAAAAATAGCCACAACGTCCCTTGGCGCTAATGGAGATGCTGCTGAGCGACTTGCACTCAATATGGTTGCCATATCTGATAAGACGGGTCAGACGATCGATGAAGTCGGTAGTATGTTTATAACGACTAATGACGGTGCGAGCGAAGCAATAAATAAGCTTATCGACGTTGGTTTTAGTTATGACGAGGCAAGGACAAAGGTAGCCCAATACAAGGATTCTGCTAATTTCACCGCCTTGAATGCTGATATTGATCAGCATCGACGGGAGATCCTGAAAATAGGTGACTCGTGGACAGCTGCAGCTATTGAGGTCAAAAATTATTACACAGCAGCGGATAAGGGTAGGCAAAACGTAGCGCTTGGTGGCGCAATTGACCCTACGATGAGGTTTATCGGCCAGGCATTAGATCTGCAAACCACGATGAACACACTTACCATTGAAGGTAATAAGGCGGTAAAAAATTCCGTAGACTGGATTAATAAGGAGTATCTGGCGGCAGACAGGGTTGCCGGTGCAGAAGCTCGGTTAAAGGAGGCAAGAGCACAGTCCAGAAAAATTGCTTTCTCAGGAAACAAAGAAGCAATAGATCAGGCCAATGCGCTAATTGCTGTAAGAGAAAAGGAACTTGAGCAGGCTAAGAAAAGCCAAGAGCCTAAGAAGAAAAAGGAAAAAGCCTACACCGAAGATGCTGCCACCCGGCTGCTTGATCAGATAAACCAGCAGACTGCTGCCATGCAGTCCCAGTTGGATGCCAGTGACAAGCTTAACAGCGCAACCCAAGCACGGGTTAAGTTCGAACAGCAAATTGCTGACCTCAAGTCTAAAACGCAGCTCACCGCTGACCAGAAGTCGATCCTTTCCCGTTCAGATGAAATCCTCCAGGCATATAAGCAGCAGGAGGCACTGCAAAATTCCGTAAAAACCCTGGACGATTACCGGAAAATGCAGGAACAGGTAAAGACGAAGGATGAGCGGACCAACGATCTGCTTAAAACCCGTCTTGAACTGCTGGAGAAAGCCAAAACAATCGGGCAACTAAAACCCGGTGAATATGAAAAAACACGGGCAGATATTTATCAAAACACCGATATGCAACTGCCCTCGACCGTTCGTAATGTTGTAGGAAACCTGACACCCACAGGAGGGCGACTCTCTGGAACTTTTGAGGGGATGCAGGGGCAAATCAACGAGTATGACCAGGCTCAGCAAGAGCTCCAGCGCTGGCTGGCAGCTCAGGAGGAAGCTTATGCGAAGGCCGGCGAAATAACTGCCGAGGGTGAGGCCAGAATGACCTCGATTCGTCAACGTGCAGCGGATGCAAATCAGGTCATAGAGGCTCAGAAAAACACCATCATATCTGCGGCCACGCAGTCCTTGTTTGATAGTACCGCCGAAATCATGCGAACGGGTTTTGGTGAGCAATCGGCAATCTACAAGGTTGCTTTTGCTGCGAGTAAGGCATTCGCTATCGCGGACTCTATGGTGAAAATCCAGCAGGCTATCGCAAGCGGTGCAGTAAGCGCGCCTTATCCGGCCAACATCATCGCTATGGCCTCAATCGCTGCGCAGACTGCCAGTATCGTCTCAAATATCCAGGCTGTTTCAGGAGTTGGCTTCGCCTCCGGCGGTTACACCGGCCCCGGTGGTAAGTATCAGCCCGCGGGTATTGTTCACAAAGGTGAGTACGTCTTCGACCAGGCTTCAACGAACCGGATCGGCGTGTCTCAGCTTGAGGCACTTCGAAATGGCCAACCGCTTGATGCAACTCTGGGGCGTACAGGGTTTGGTACTGGTGTTCAGAACGTTAACAGCGATAACCGTAGGCAAACAACTATACACGCGCCGATTAATCAGGAGTTTCATCTCCAGGGTATTACTCCGGAGCAGTTGAGCGCTACACTCAATCAGAATAATCGACTGCTTTCCAGGCAGTTAAAAGGTGAACTCACAAAGGAGGTTACCATGCCACAAGGAGCTTTTGGCAACGCTCTAAAAGGAAACTATACACGACACGGTCCTAGGTAAGCTAAACTGCATTAGCTGAGACTTGATTAGGTAGGTAAGTCTAACAATCTGAGTAGGTGCAAGAAAACACAAGGATCTTATTAATGGAAGCGTTGTTAACATTTACATTTAAAGACTTTATAGCTTTTATGATTCCTCTTTTTATTGGCGGACTTATCTTCAATAGGAGGCGTAAACGTAAGGAGGTCCGAGTGAAGTTTTCATTTCTTTGGCTTGTTTTGATAGTCGGTGGAATTCTTGAAATATGCGATGATATCTACACAACTTATTCCTATAGGCATAATCACTTATATAATAATGATACGCTTACAACCGTGTTTAACTATGATTTTGCAAAAATTGTTTTTTGTGGGGTTTTGATCTTTGTTTCTATTGCGCTTCTTCTTCAGGAGTTGCTTTTAAACAAGCAGTCACATTGACGTATATTGCCTGTCGGCGCATCGCCATTTTTTATTTTGATATGGGGCTGTGCCGAAACAATGTAAGCTTACATTAAAGTCAATAAAATTAATATATTGATAATGCTGTTTTTTATTTCTTTTAGCTCTTGAGGTGAGTTGGTAAATATATCGCCTTGTGTGTTTTTTTTCGATTTAATAAGATTTTTATCTTCGTTAATTTGAACCAAAAAATCAGAGATTTCTTCGATTCCATCGTGCTTTATTCTGAAATGAATACCCTCCTGAGGTTAATGGTGAAATTTTATTCGAGATACTTTACCGGGAGACTGCATGACTGATATCTACTACCCACATGACAGCCTCCCTATGCCATTACAGGAAGGATACGGATTTCAGCCTGTGAGCCCGTTAAAACGAACCCAGTTAACCACCGGTCGCGCTAGGCAAAGGCGAGCTTTTACGTCCACGCCGACGCAGGCCAGCATCACCTGGTTTATGGAAACCGATGCGCAGGGACTGGCGTTTGAGTCCTGGTTCCGTGATGCGTTATCTGACGGGGCTGCATGGTTCATGATGAAACTGCAGACGCCGGCAGGCATTAAGTTTTACAAATGCCGCTTCACAGATATTTATCAGGGACCGGTGCTGGTGGCCCCGATTTACTGGAAGTACACGGCGACGCTTGAATTATGGGAACGCCCCCTTGCTACTGCCCCATGGGGTAATTACCCTGAATGGATCGTCGGCAGCTCACTGCTGGATATTGCGCTGAATAAGGAGTGGCCCAAGGCTTGATTAAAACCGTTTCACCTTCATAATTACTTGTGTCGATTTGTGGGAAAGTCCTTCATGCCGCTCCGTAGCCGGAGCGTGAAATAAAGCGCGGAATAGCGATCCTGCCGGTGAGGGTACACCCACATTCGACACCAATTTTTAAGGTCACCTTCGGGTGGCCTTTTTTATTGGGTATAAATCATGACAAGACTCAACCGCCTCTACGCCAGCAGCGGACCGGAGGTGATCATTGAGACGCTGCAGATCACCATTGGCTCTGATGTTCACTACCTTTGCCAGGGTTACGACAACATCACGGCGACGACGGAGAACGGCGATACCGTAACGTTTTCAGCCTGTGCGATAGACATTGCGCTGCCGGCGCGCAATGCGGACGGCACGCAGGACCTCAAATTTGCCTTGTGCAATATCGATGGTGTTGTGTCCACGGCGATCCGCAATGCGCTGGCTAACCGTCTGTCTGCATTTCTGACGTACCGGCGTTATATCTCCACGGATTTAGCGGCCCCTGCGGAAGTGCCGTATACGCTGAAAATCAAGTCTGGTTACTGGACGGCGACAGAGGTGCAGATCACTGCGGGCTACATGAATATCCTCGATACCGCCTGGCCGCGTTACCGCTTCACGCTCCCTGTATTCCCCGGACTGCGTTATATCAGCTAAGGAATCCCAATGTTCAACCCTGATAAATACCGTTCTGTTAAATGGCAGAAGGGCGGCAGAGCCTACCCGCTACTTGACTGCTTCGGCATTGTGAACGAGATACGCCGCGATCTGAATTTACCCGTCTGGCCCGATTTTGCAGGGGTCACCAAAGACGACGGCGGCCTCGACCGGGAAGCACGCCGGATGATGCTCACTCTTGAACATTGCGAACCTTGCGAGGGTGCCGGGGTTGCCTGCTATTCCGGGTCAACCGTCACACATGTCGGGATCGTCGTCAACATCGATGGCCTGCTGCATGTGGCGGAATGCAACCCCGGTACGAACGTCACCTTTCTGCCGTTGCCGCGGTTTAAGCGCCGATTTGTCAAAGTGGAGTTCTGGCAATGACCATTCGTTTTTACCCGTCCCGGCTTCCCGGTGAACCACTCGAAACGCATGAGCATGGTGTAACCAGTATTCGCAGCTGGCTGGTGGCAAATGTTGAAGGCTACGAGGATCGGGATGTCCCACCGCTTACCGTTGAGGTTGAGGGGCTGTTAATTCCTCCAGGTGAGTGGGCCACCTGCGTGATTCGCCCTGATAGTGATGTCAGGCTTTATCCGGTTCCATTCGGGCTGGAGGCCGCCACAATCGCGTGGATCGGTATCGGTATCTCCGTTGCCGCTGCAGCCTATTCGCTTGTTTTGATGAGCACCATTGATACGGGCGGCTATACCTCATCCACAGGGCGGAGTCTCGACCTGAACCCGGCGCGGGCCAACACCGCAAAACTCGGTGATGCCATTCGTGAGGTGTTTGGCCGGGTGCGTATCTACCCAGATTATGTGGTGCAGCCGGTTACCCGGTTCGATGCCGCCGATCCTACGAAAATGCGCGTCCAGATGCTGCTTTGTCTCGGTGTCGGTGATCTGATTTATACCAATGGCGATATCAGGGTTGGCAGTACGCCAGCTTCAACGCTGCCGGGTTTCAGCAGCATCCATTACCCGCCAGGAGCGGACGTTTCCGGCGATGAGCGCAGTGAAAACTGGGTCAACAGTACGGAGGTCGGCGGGACATCATCCGGTACCGGACTGGATATGGCCCAGACGTCGCCGGACGCAGACGACATTATCGCAGACAGCATGACCGTCTCCGGATCGAGCGTGACGTTTACCGGGCTGGAT